AATTATAGACAAGAAACCAATAAAAAGCCAACTCTGTTACACTTTAGTACAGATGAGGTGTATGGTGATATAATTGAAGGTGCTCATACAGAAGAGGATTTACTTAAACCTAGTAATCCATACTCCGCAACAAAAGCAGCGGCAGATATGTTAATTCTAGCATGGCACCGAACATATAATATACCATATATAATTGTTAGACCTACAAATAATTACGGTATAGGTCAATATGTCGAAAAGTTAATTCCTAAAGCCTGCAAGTATATTGAACTAGATAAAAAATTACCATTACATAATAATGGATCACCTATTCGTAATTGGTTACATGCTAAAGATACTGCTAGAGCTATTATAACAATAATAGAAAAAGGTTGTAAAAATGAGATTTTTAATATTAACGGTAACTTAGAGCAAACTAATTTACAGACGTTTGAAAAAATAATGAAGATATACGAAAAGAGAGTTGAAGATTATATAGACTGTAGTTATAATAGAGACGGCCAAGACTTAAGATATGCATTAAATGATGATAAGTTAAAAGGATTAGGCTGGGAACCAATATTTAAATTTGATGAAGAGATTTTAAATATTGTAAACTATTACAAGAGCAAATTTATATGGTAACAGCAGATAATCTAATACAGTTTGAGCGGGAGATTGGAGATATATTCGATAGTGGAGCCATTAAAGCTCCTATACATCTATATCATGGTAATGAGGATAAAATGATAGAGATATTTAAAGATATAAATATCGAAGAGGATTGGATTTGCTGTACATGGAGAAATCACTATCAAGGACTGCTAAAAGGTATTCCAGAAAATATTCTTAAAGATAATATAATCAAAGGTAAATCAATGGTAGTTACACTACCTGAATATAAATTTATTTGTAGCTCTATTGTAGGCGGTATTCCCTCGATTGCAGCGGGTATTGCTCTGTCTTTAAAATTAAAAAACTCGCAGAGTAAAGTATGGTGTTGGGTTGGTGATATGAGTGCAGAGACTGGTGCTTTTCATGAAGCATATAAGTATAGTCTAAATCATAATTTACCAATTACCTTTATTGTTGAAGATAATAAAAAATCAGTATGTACGCCGACAGATCTTATCTGGGGAAGAGAAACACCTTACTTTTTAGATAGTGAGTATACAGATGGTATTATTAGACAACAGAATTTAATTTATTATCAATATGATAATAAAAAATATCCGCATGCTGGTGCCGGTAAACGTGTACAATTTTAAGCATAATATGAAATATTTAGAAGAACTTAAAAAAGCGATGAGCATTTTATCAGATCATCCTGATACGATATTTATCGGTCAAGCTGTTGAATATCCTGGTACAGGTCTATATGACTCTTTAGAACATATACCTGCATATAAAAAGATGGAGTTTCCAGTAGCTGAGTATTTACAATCAGGTGTTGTAAATGGTATGGCTATTGAAGGTATGATTCCTGTTTCCATTTTTCCAAGATGGAATTTTTTGTTGATGGGGACAGATCAAATTGTAAATCATCTTGATAAATTTGCTTCAATGTCATTAGGTAAATGTACGCCTAAAGTTATTATAAGAGTTGCTGTGGGTAGCGAAAGACCTGTTGATCCGCAAGATCAACATAAAGGTAATTTTGCTGAAGCTTTCAGACAAATGTGCAAGACTATAGATATTATTGAACTCTTTGAACCAGAAGATATAGTACCAGCTTATACCTTAGCGTTAAACAGAACAGATGGTAGAAGTACTTTGTTAGTAGAATTTGGTGATTTTAGTAAAGAAAAGTGAATATATTAATTACTGGTAGTAGCGGATATATAGCTAAGAGTATTTACAATTCGTTCAAAAACTCTTTTAACATAACAACTATAAATCGTGATAGCTTCGATCTTTGCGATAGGGTTGCTACTACTTCTTTCTTACAAGATAAATTCTATGATGTAGTTATACATACAGCGACTGTTGGAGGTAGTAGATTATGTACAGAATCTAGCGTCATACTAGAAAATAATTTAAAGATGTTTTTTAATCTTTATGACAATAGAGGTAATTTTAATAAATTTATTAGCTTCGGATCTGGAGCAGAAGTACATGGTAAAGATACGCCGTATGGAATGAGTAAGAGAATTATTAATCAGTTCATTCAAGATACTAATAACTTTTTTAATCTACGTATATATGGAGTATTTGATGAAAATGAAATAGACACAAGATTTATTAAGAGTAATATATATCGGTATATAAAGAAAACAAATCTTATTGTACATGAGGATAAGGAAATGGATTTTATATACATGGAGGACTTATTGGAAATAATACAGTATTTTATTTTAAATGATAATGTAGAACAAAAAAGTATAGATTGCGTTTATAAAGAAAAATATAAACTAAGTAATATTGCTAATATTATTAATGAGCTTGATATACATAGATCATTAATAGATATAAATAAAAATTACAGTAAATCATATACAGGTAGTTTACATAACTTATGTATACCTGAAGTTGGCTTAACAGAAGGAATTAAAAAGACTTACAATAAAATAAAAAATAATCTATAAGTAGAAAAGATATCGAACTAGTATATAATTAGTTATGATTATTGAACAAGCACTATACGATGGTAAATTTATTCACGAAAGATTTGCATATAAATATTATAAGAAAGAAGTATCACCGTATGGTAATATTGTAGCTTTTAGAGCTCCTATGCTAGTAACAGATGCACTAATTGATCTTGAAGACTCGATGAGTCAAGACTTTATTTTTAGTGATGATGCGATTAACTTCTGTTGGGAAATTCCTAATCTTGATCCTTTTGGAGCAGTAGCTTTTCAAAGACTATTCAATACTTTACTTAGTGATATTTTCTATGATTATATTCCAACCTTTGGTAAGATGAAGGGTGATGATATTATGGTTAAAGTACCCATCGATCCATATAATTTTGATAATAAAAAAGCGAGCGTCTCTATTACATACTCTAAAAATAATACTGCAGTTGGTCATACTGGCATTAATGTTAAAGCTGGTGAAAGAGCTCCTGCTTTTGCTTACTCGTCAAATCTAACAGATGAAGAGTGTGAGAGCTTTATGCTTCAAGTTATTAAAATGTTTAATGCTACTGTTGCTGATATTTTTGTTGCTACGACTAAAGTTATTGTATGAACATTTTTGATCTAATTCGTTTTTTATTCTTCAAGGTTAAGAATAGTCCCAAAGAAGTAACTGAGGAGATGTCACAGTGCTTTATGCCTTATATGATTAATAGGTGGCTTAGCTTCTATGATAGATCTCAAGCTGTACTAGTAAATGAAACTCTTAATAAATTTAGTAATGTATTAGGAGATAAGTCTAAAATGTATAAGCTATATGATAATATCATACCTAGACTTTCTTACAAAAAAATTACTTATGTAAAAAAGGTTAAAAAAGATAAAGAAAACGAAATAGAAAATATCGCAATGATCGCTTCAAATAAAAATATATCAGAAAGAGAAGTCAAACAATACGTTGAGTTCTACAATACCTACTGTAAATAAAAATATGGCTGCTAATATTGATCAACTACTTACTACAAGAAGTCTTATTGACTTATCCTCTCATTCATCTGGTGACTTTGGTCTAGATGATTATGAGCTATCTATGATTTTAGACGATATTCTATTAGTAGAGTATGTTGATATTTCATCTGATGGAGATAATATTGTACGGAATGGCATTTATATTCCTACAAATGCCATTACGCAAGCATGGAGAAAAGCAAGAGTTATCCTTGCAGGTCCTAACTCTAAGTACGTTAAGAAGGATGATATTGTAATCTTTCCTAATACTTTAGGTGTCGCTGTCGCTAATATTGATATTGAAGGCTATGGCAAAATTAAGAAAGGTATTTTCCTTAATGAGAGTAGAATATTTGGTATTTGTAAAGTAAAAAATGAAAGTCCAGTACTCGAGTCTGAATAGTGATTTATTGAATAATGTATGTGAGGTAAAGTTCTTAAAAAGAACGAGTCCACCAAATCGTCCGGAGTATAGACGGATGTTATGTACAAAAAATTATGAGTTACTTTCTTCAGTAAACGGTAAAATTTCTTTAAACTTTAGAGAAGCTACTCACCAGAAAGCAATAAATGAAGCAGTAAAAAATGTGTTAGTTGTGTGGGATATACTAATGCAAGATTATAGAATAATCAGTCTTGACGATTGTGATCTAATTAAAAAGATTCCTGCAGATGAAAAATTTTGGGAATACTTTAATGCGAATATTTATCCGATGACAACAGAGCAAAAAGTAGGCTTTATGCAATCATAAGAAAATATAAGTATAACTTCATATGTAGTATTTTGAACCAACCGGTGTAATTACTACATATGAAGTTAGAAGCTTATAGTGAATTTTTTAAAAACTTAATGTTTCTTCACGTTATTATAAAGTATAATAACAAGATTTTAAAAACCGGTAAAATAAAAAATTTCGATATAAAGCAGTTTTATATAAAACTCTATATCGAAAATATAAAAGGTAAAATAAAGGTTTTAGAACTGCCTTATCCTTTTGATATAACTCAAACAGAGCAAAAGACGATACTGAATTACCAGATAGCAACATTCTGCGGAGGTAATAATGAAATGTTCTTCCGTATTAAGTTACTACAAAAAAGTGTGAGTAAACTTTATGATAATTTATTGGAGATAATACCAATAAGACAATGAACTACAATATAATATAATATATGTCAAATACCTTACTTGAAAATTTTCCATCAGTTTACAAAGCTAATCAATCTCAAGTAACACTACTTAATAGTATAGAACAGGCATTTAAAGAAGGCTATAAATTTGTTGTATGTTGTGCACCGACTGGCTCAGGTAAGTCATTTATCTCTAAGACATTAAGCAATGTATCTACAGAGCCGTCTGATAAGTTTACGCAACTTATTGATAGTTATGATGCATATAAAATAAAGCATACAGGAGGTTATACTCATGCAGACGATTGTGAAGAAGAGAAAGCTTTCGGTACATTTGCATTAACGATTACAAAAACTCTTCAAGATCAATATAAAGACTTATTCAAAGAAATAAGCGTATTAAAAGGTAAATCTAATTACCAATGTGAAGTAGATAATAAGTATACTACTGAAATTGCAC